TTGTAAAAATGCAGTATGTTCAGTTTTCAATGGTTATTACACACTCAATACCAACAACTAACAATTTGATGGATCGTAATCGTGTTAGGTTAAGTAACAACATAATATGAATAAAGTTCTTTTGGAGGCTGTTAGTTGTCAGTATTCAATGTGTAACCAATATAGGGTAAGTTCGTATCTGAAAATGTATAATGTATAAGCTATGCTTGATGATATTCGACTTACCCTTTATCAGTTAGCAGTAAAATTTTTACATATAAAATTTTTGTCTTAACACATACTTCAAAATTGAAATTAGAAAAAAGTATAGTGTTACTTCCTTACTTAATCAAATATGGTTGCGCTGCTATTCTGTAAATGTCAGCTGCCATTACATTTCGCCCATATACAACAAAGGCACGCTCTTATTTGGGCGTGCCTGTTGTTGTGTTTTGATTTGTCCATAAGGAAAGAGTGAGTACAAGTCGCTTAGTGGCAACTTCTACATATATATTATACCTAATAGCAAACTATAGGTACACGGACAATCACGGACATTTGCGGACATTATAGGACAAGTTTTTGCCCAAACTCCAATAATGCTTTTTGCTTGTATCTCTTCGCTTGTTTCGTAGAGTAACACCCAATCATTTTATAAGCATCTTCTGTTGTGTTGTTAAGTACAAATTCATAACGTAGGATAATTGCACCTAACTTTTCGTCTAGTGCATCTATCTTAGTGATCGCATCGCATTTCAATTTAGATAACTCATCAATACGTTTATCACGTTCTGCGACTGTGTCCATAAATCTTGATACACTAACCTCTAAGCCTTGCGGAGTGCCACCACCTGTCACCCTATCCTTACTGTAATCAATCACACCTATCGATGTAAGGTTTGCTCTTAATTGGTTTATTTCTTCCTTGATAGATGCAATCTGTACATCTACTAACTTAACTGGTTGTAGGTACTTAACCGCTTTTTCTATTAATTGCTTTTCGTCTAATTCACCCAAATACTCACCCCTTTAACCATGCACCAACACCTATTAAGGTTATCGCAAGCCCAATAATAAACTGTGCAATCATTAAAATCATACAGTTTTCTTTTAAATCCAATTCGTAATCCGTTAATGTATAAATACCAGTCATTATTGGTGCTACCAACAACGCATAACCAACAACTAATGAATGTTCTAGCAAGTACCTCACCTCACTCTTTAAAGCCACCATTTATAGCTATCAAATACACCAATACACACCACGCTATAAATATAATTGCATTCGCATAACCATTGTTTGTATGTGCAACTGCTACCCCTAAACAAAAAAACATAAACCACATCATGTATTTATACCTCTGCTAGTTTTACGTAGTTCCAATTTCCAATCGAAACTTCATCAATAGCAGTCCACGATGTTTTTCCATTTAACCAACAATATACATTTCCATCTTTGTACCTCGCAAAATATCGTTTAAACCACGTTTTATTATCGGCACTAACTAATACAGGTGTATCAACCTTTACTTTAGACCAATCAACAATGCCTAATTCTTCTGCAATATTCATTACATCACACACTTCTAAACTAGGTAACATTCCGTTTATTAGGTCAATACATCTGTATTTATCACCATTAGCCCTATACATACCATCCAAAATAAATGGCTTGTTCTTTGTTATATATACGAATGTAGCATCACCACCAACAATATACCGCCAGCCATCATCATATAACTTTTGAAGTAACCACTCTCTACCTTGTTCATCTGTGATCATACTGCACCCACGCTCCTCTATCCTCATTCCATTCAAATTTAACTACATCATACAAATCAAAATCATCAATATTTTCACTTACCTTACCGATATAGAACACTTCCTCTTCACTCTCAACTGTAAGCTGGCACAAGAAATCAAATGCATCTTGATAACTTTGAGGCGCTATGTAAAAGTCGGAGTGTTCAACATAACCGCTATAGTTTGTCATTTTGCTTTTCTTTCCATTGTTTCAATGCATTATTCCACTCTTCTTTACGTGCATTTTCAACTAAATTCATATATTCAATTAATGCATTTTTTCTTACTAGGCTTGTATATTCTTCTAATGATATTCTTCCATTTCTCAAATCATACATGCTTATCGTTATTTCAATATTTACACCACTTATACAATATCTAGCAAAGATACCGACTTCCCCATGTTCAATAATGGGTTTGTAAATATCGTTTCCACTTACTATCGTCAAAGCACTTGATAGTAATTCAAAGTCCATCACACTCACCTCTTATAATAGGGCGGATATTTCACCGCCCATACCTTTACTTAATCGAAACTTCAAGTATCACATAGGACTATGCATTATTTGTTTGCTTTCAACTCTTCAACTTCTGCTACTAATTGAGTAACTAATGTTTCAAGTTCTTTGATTTTGCCTTTGTGGTTGAGTTCATATTCAGAACCTTTACCCAATCGGAAACTTACACCAGCATTTACCATCTTTTCAGAACCAAGTGTACCACCTACGCTAAACATTACGTGTTCATTTGGTGCGTAGAAACCACCTAATGCTACTGCACTATGTCCTTTGTAGTGTCCGTAACCAACGGAGAATGTCAATTTATCATCTTTGTTATAGCCTAAGTAGTGCAATGCGGATAACGCTGCATTCGCTGCACCAGCTTTACCAATTTCACGTTCTACATTTCGTGTCATACCACGTTCTAAACTTTCAATTCGGTTTTCATGGTTTTCCAATACGTTTGCATGGTCTACTAAAGTTTGTTCGTGAGATTGTAATTGTTGTTCGTGATTATTAATGATCGTTGCATGATTGTTGATTACTGTTTCATGACGATTGATAGCATCTGTGTTTGCTTTGATGTTGCCAGCATTTACTTTGATAGCATCTGTATTATCTTGAATGGCTTTAGAATTTGCACCTACACGCTCGTTTGTTGCGTTGATAGAGTTAGTAATCGTTGTGTAATTGTTATCCACCTTAGCGGTTAAATTTTGATGTTATTTACATTGCGGTCTACACGAATGTTTAGACACTTAATATCTTTATCATGTTTTACTAACTTAGCACCCATAGATGCGATTTCATCGTAGGCAGCGTATAACTGGCTACCATTTACTGCATCTGTAGATGCTGCATCAACTTGTCCAGCTGCAACATTAGTAATTTGGCGGTTGTAGTACTTCACACCACCAAAACCAGCTCTATCTTTAGAACCTACGCTCACTACAGATTGAGGGTTTTCACCAGCGAACACATGGGTTACCCCATTCAATACAACTTGTTGTGTAGGTACTGGGTTATCTGTTACGGAATTAGTACCCAACGCTACGCTGTTACTTTTGTCAGCGATTGTGTTATTACCAATAGCGTATGCATCCCATGCAGTCGCTTTACCATGAGTGCCTACTACTGTTGCGCCCTGACCTGCGGTTTCGGAGTTAGCACCGATTACCACTTGTTCTTGGTCGCTATTTGTTTTGTTGTTATAACCGATAATTGTTGTTTGGTTCGCACTTACTGTGCCATTATTAGAACCGATAACTGTTGTATCATTACCACTAACTTTAGCATCTCGACCTAAAACGATTGTGCTAGTTCCTGTAACTACTGTATTTACACCTAATGCTGCGGAGTTATAACCACTAACCACAGGTGCAGTAGTATTTGGTTCTACTTGACCTACTACCAAACCATTCGCAAATGTGCTACCTGTAACTGCTGCCATAACCATTGTTGCTAATACTAATTTATTGTTCATGTTGAATTTCTCCTTTAAATTAATTGTTTTCAAAAATTTATTTGCCTGTGCTGCCATAACCACCAGCACCACGTTCTGTTTCACTTAGTTCATCTACCTCTACTACATCAACCATTGCTACTGGTACGATGATTAATTGTGCGATGCGATCACCTCTAAATATTGTGTAATCACTACAAGATACGTTTTCATAGGCGATACTTAGTTCACCTCGATAGTCAGCATCGATAACACCAATACTATTTGCACATCTTAGCGGTGTCTTACTCATGCTACTTCTTGGCACAAGCAAACCCATATGACCTTTTGGAATTTCAACTGCTACTCCTAAAGGTATTTTCTTTTGACTGTCAGCAGGCACTTTGATATGAAATGGACAATACAAATCTAACCCAGCTGCATCTTCACTACCTCTTGTTGGTAGTTGTGCATATTCACTAACCAACTTTACTTTCATTTGTTCTCTCAAAACTCCACCCCTAACATAATTAATGCACGTTTTACTGTTTTATAATCTGCTCCAACTTGATAACTAATTGCCCTTAATGACATTCCACTACCATACATTTTTAATAATGAATTTCCATCTAAATCACTTACACGTGTATATGTTTTCTGTGGTTTTGTTCCTTTCAAACCTAAACAACATAACGCTCTACCAGCACTTATATTTCCATATACGCACGCTGCTAGTGCCAGCCAATTAAGATTATTATCAGGCACAAACTCACTCATATTAACTGCCATTTTCTTTACTCCATTCACTTTCCTTATATATACGGAAGAAATCATCCGCACTTATTACGACTAACCAAGGCTTATTGCTTTTTTTCCAAGCTACTATAGGCATATCACCATTGTCAGCTTGTATTGCATCATGTTCTGCTTGTTCATATGCTTTACGAACATTCAAGTTTTCAACAAATTTGACCTCTTGATGTATGTTAGGCAAGCCTACACAGTCCGATGCATCACCTGTGTTTCCACAATACTGTGCAGTTCTACGGACTTTGTCGAAACCATGCGACCTACACACATCTCTCCACATCCGTTCACCCCTAGCACCTTTTTGTTTACTGTTTATTGGCAATGATCATCACCCCCCCTACACATCCAACTTTTTCATTAACTCTTCAAGCAAAAAAGCTAACACAAAACTTATCACCATAGCTAAAAATGTTTTAGCCACAGACCACACACTTACACCTAATATTCCAACCAGGCACACCTATAAATGAAAGTAACTGGGAAGACTCCGAAAAAAAAATTGGGGAAATCCATTTTACCTCAATGAATTTAGACTGAAGACTCAGTAACATGGATATTATCAGATATGTTAACATTGGAAGCAAAAGAATTAATGAAAACAAATGCACAAAGTACATCCAAATTTAACCTAGTACAAGCATCAGGAAA